GACTTTAGTGGTCAGGTTTGAAAACAGTTTACCCATGAGGGTTTCCTTTACTTCTTATAGTAGCTGGTGACGTGATTCATCAGCAGCTGTACGTCATTATCCATGAAGGTTTGGTTCAAGTTGAACATCTTCATGGGTGCGCGAATGCGCTCACCGAGGGTCTTCGGAGTAAGTCTCGTTTGGAACACATACTTAAATCCGTTGGCCCGATCCTCATCGGTGATATGGAGAAGGTTCTGATCGTAATCAGGATTCACCACGAGGTCTTTGATGGACATTCTCTTGGTAGAGACCACCAATGAGAAGTAAGCTTCGATGCCTTGGTTCTTGAGAGAACCTTTAACAGGCACCGATGTCGTCACCACGCCTGCATCATCGATACTGCTGAGGGTGTGGGCTAGGAAGACGACTGGGATATGCAGCAGAGCAACTTTCTCCTGCATAATCTTCTTGAAATACTGAGCGAACTCAGCCCAAGCCTGTTGTCCATTAGAAGCACCAAACACATCATGGCTTTCTTTCATATCAAGAAGGAAAGTTAGTGTGTCCAAGATGACGCCCTTAGGACCATCAGGATCGTTTTGATGCTCGATAGCATAATCAAGCATCTCGAAGATGTGGTTAGGCTCCGTGATGTGTAATTCACGGAAGCTACTGGGGAACGGAAGTTCCTTGTTCTCTGCGTTTCCGTAGAGCCAGCGATCCTGATCAACGATCTCTGCAAGAGAAGCAGACTTCCCTGTAGAAGATGCACCTGAGATCAGGACACCGAACCTATTACCATTAGCCATTATGGCTCCTGTTATGAGAGAGGTTCAATAAAGAAGCTCTATTGTTACGCCTGTTCATCATATCGTTTGGCAACAGATACCAAAACAGTACGACGAAGTTCGTCTTCATCAAGAGGATCAGTGAGCTTCTTGTTAAAGTCTAGAGTTCTAGCTTCTACTTCGTTATAAGTGATCCCGTTATCTACGAGAGCCATAGCAAAGCGCAGCATCATGTTGTTTCGATTACCGTCAGAGATTTTGACAGCAAACCAACCTTCCAGCTTATCCATGCTGGTTAGTTTTTGACGCATTCGTTTATGGTCTTCGTTCCTAGAAGTTTGAGGAATGAAGTCGAGTGCATCAATGATCTGCGTATCAGGCCCATCATTGTAATGATAAGCGCCATCAAAGGTTTCCCATTTACGGGCTCTTTGATTGGCTCCACGATCACTCTCAAATGGAAGCCAGTCCATGAAAGCATTCATGAACTTCTTGTAGTCTTCTTGGTCTAACTCAAGATGATAGTTGATAGGGAAGATCATACGGAAACGATGTTCACCTTCATGATCATGGCTCTTTGTTGTGTAGAGCATGAACTTATAGTTCTCAAGCAGCATAGCCGCAGAGTCAACGCTGATACCCCCATCAATATCAATAACAATCATGTTAAAGCCGGGGATAATATTCTTATCTTGGCGATGACCTTCCTGTTTATCACCTGCAACTAACTGGTGATTGAGGAAATGCAGGTTAGGTGCTTGGGTCATACGATGAAGATCAGCAAAAGCAGCTGTCTCATTCATATAACGATAGGCATAATCATCAGACCAAGAGAGAATGAGCTCGTTGAGATCAGTCTCCTTGAGTTTCTTACCAGAGAAGAACTCAACACCATCTGCGTAGGTCTTCTTAATAACCATGTGGTTCTTGTAACCCCATGCAATAGCAAGATTCATCATCTCATTGCGTTGGCTACCAGACCTTCCATAGAAGGGATTGTTCTCCATAATATCGACATGGGTTACTTCGCCTTCGACACTGGCAACATATTTTGCCAGACGAGCATAAGGCTTTTCCCTGTTCAGGATTTTCTGAAAGCTTTCACCACTTTCCTGCACCAGCAGGATAGCTGGGAGGAGGTGTTCATCGATATCGACCTCAGATGCCTCATCAACGAAAGCATAGGCTCCAGCGAGCTTGAGAGCCCTGAAATAGCGGTGGCTAATCTCAGCCTTCTTGATCTCGTCATGGTCAGGGAGAGTGCGTGCTTCGGCTTCACAAGCAAGCTTGTATTCCATCAGCTTAACGCCAACCATGTAGGGTACTTCGATCTTCCAACCATAGAGACCGGAGTCAGCAAGGCTTTCAAACTTGGAAGCCCACTGTCGAATGACAGAGCTGTTAGTGGGATTGATCAGACGTTTAAATACTTCTTCGGCATCTTGATCTTCCGGGTTGTCGGCAATGCCCATTGCGAACAAGCATCTACGACCGTATCCGGTTTCAAGAAAACTATAGAAGTCAGCTTCTGTTGTCCCACCATCAAAAAGCTTAGACGGTGTGCCAAACATGAGAAGATTGGTTGGTGTACGTCCCTCAAGCTCCTCTCCGCGCACGTTCTCAGCAGTGTTCTTCGTGAGTTTGGGTTTAACCATTCCCTGATCGTAAAGTTCCAGGAATAGATTGAGGAGTTCAGCGTTTCCAAGAAGGTTTGAACCAATCTCATCGATTTGGAGGTTGATCGAGCCTCCTTTGCCAATGAGTAGCTTCTGTCTAAGCTGCTTAACAGCTGGTACTGTACCGCTATCGAAGGTGAAGGGATAAACACCAAGGGATTTATATTCCTTTTTGATCTTCTCGAACTCTTCGTCCTCGTCAGTGGAAAGACGAATGGCTCTTTCACGAGCCAAGTCCCACATACTTCTGTCAGCAATGACAGGAAGTGTTTCCTCGACAAAAGCTTTCTTGAAAGGTCCGAGAATAGATTGCTCCATAATAAAGATGGAGTGGCCCTTACCATAACCAGATGAAGCTAAGAGAAGCCCATACAGATTAACCGGGATTTCACCCCGGTCTTGAGTAAGCAAAGCAGCACCCATGCAGGATGCAACTTTGGAAACAAAGTAAGCTACTTCAGTGTGAAAGAAGGGCCGGTCTTGGTTTTGGGTCTGATTACAGAGTAGGTCAGTCAACTCTGTAATTACGGGGTGATGGACTACCCCTGTTAGATCATACTTGTTCATAACGGTCCTTCTGTTTGCAAATATCGAAGGCGTCACAATAGCCACAGGCTTTTGGTGCTCCCTCGACGGTGATTACGACACCTTTGCCTTTCTCCATAAGCATCTTGTTGGCTTCAACAGGATCAGAGAAGTTTTTAGTGGCACGTCCACCTGATGTTACTTTGGTGGAGTCGGAGTAGTATTTGTATATTGGCGGGTCCATCCACAGGTCTTCTCTTGAGCACTCAGGAATGTCTTCTTCTGGGGCATCCATGAATGTGACAAGATCAGTTAGACGTTTTCTGATTAGAGCCTCAACCTGCTCATCGTTAAGTAGTTGAAACTCTTTGGAATCGAAACGCTTCTCAGGATAGTTAGGGTCTTGGTTTGCCCTAAAGCCTTGCCAATCAGTGAAGACAAAGTTGATCTGACCAATAGGGTCAGTAACTTTATCTGGGTTGAGCCACTTATAGATAGAAAGTTGCTCAATGTAGTCTTTGTCCTTGGTTCCTTTCATATATGAAAAGACACCTGTGGACTTGGTATCTTGAGCTCGACCATCGGCAACTTGGTCAAACTTACCTGTGATGTTCCAACCCTCGAACTCACGACGAGCTCGTTGCTCGAAGTACAGGTAGATGCCGTCAGGATTGGCAGCACACTCCTCAGGAGTGGGATTAATCATCATCTGCTTCTGGATATGCTCGGGGATACCAAGCTTGGTCAGAGCGGCGTTACGACGGGTTTCATCGAGCCAAACAGCTTCAATAGCATCATGGATGGCTCCACCAAGAGCAGAAGCCATTAGATCAGCTACATCTATAGACTTCATATCTTTGTTCACTCTCTTACCGAGAATGTACTTTTTCAATGGTTTGATCAGTGAAGAAGCAGAGATAGTCTTAGGTGTGTTGTCGTAGTCATAGTTGTCGTTCAACAACCAAACAGCGATTAACAATGGAACATTGTAGTTGTTGGTTACGTTCATTATGGAAACATCATTTCAAGAGTTGCAGGGTCCATACCATGTGTGTCTGGACTTTCCTGAATAGCACGACATTCACCTGCAAGAGCTACATAAGCAGCTCCATCAATGTAATCGTCTTCACGAAATGAACCCCCTTCTGCCCTAGCTAATTTAAGGAAGAACATGAACATCCATCCCTGATATTCAGTGATAGCGTTCTGTGGGAATGCTGCATTGAAGATGGCTACGGTCTTAGCCATAGCCCTTTCTTTATCTGTGTCACGTTCAGAAGAACGCTCACGCATAGTGGCAGCGGCCTTCTCAAGAAGGTCTGGAGCTTCAAGCATGGTAGATTTCTCACATAGAAAAGGGGTCAGGAAATGCCCTGACCCCTTGGTCGGTTGACCTTTATGGCTGAGTTTTGGTGTGCTGAAAAGCCACTAGGGTTAGGGTCTAGAGGGGCATTACCCCCTAGATTTTGGTCAAGATTTAACTGGTTTGATACCAGCCACTTAAACGAACGGAACGACCAGTTGCGATGATGGTGGTACGGTCCATTTTTGTAATACGAAGTAAGTTGGACCCACCAGAAATTTTACCCATCACTTCAAAGCCAACAGCGTATTCTTCACCAAAGCCCATACCAAAGGTAGCTGCGGTGAATGGAAGTGTTGCGTTGAGTGATCCTGTACCTGTTCCAGCATCTGTAATGCTGATCACAATGGACCACATGACTAGCTTTCCAATTCTAAAATAGGAAAGACTGGATGTGTAAGAAGTAAGAGCTCCTGAAGTAGAAACTACAACAGGAACATGGGTAGTTACTGGTGTAACAACAACAAAGTCAGTGACGGCAGCTGTTCCCGAACCAGTGAAGTACGGAACTTTGTTTGCTGCTGAAGTTAGGCCAGCAATGGCAGCTAAATCTGCGTCATAAGCTTGGACGTTGGTTCCAATAGTAAGACCTAACGTAGTACGTGCTGCCGCAGCATCTGCGTCATCAAGCAGTGATCTACCAAAGGAAGTAAATGTTGCTAGAGCAGCTGTTCCTGAGCCAGTGAAATAAGGTAAACGATCGGCAGCAGAAGTTAATCCAGCAATAGCAGTAAGCTCTAAGTCATAAGCTTGGATGTGTGTTCCAATTACTAGACTATCAAGTTCAGATTCAGCAGTAGTGAGTCTGGAGTTAATGCCTGTGTAGAGAACACCCATGTCATCTGCATAAGCGGCACAAGCAGCCTCTGAAGCGGCAGAGTTAGTTTCTGAAATACCTGCGTTAGTCTCAGAAGTGGCAGCATTGGTTTCCGAGGTAGCTGCATTGCTTTCAGAGATTAATGCACCAGCTTGAGCGGCTTCTGCTGCGAGTTTATCCAGATTAGTCTGGATAGCATCAGCAGCTGTGGCAAGCTTATCAAGATTGGTCTGAATAGCATCTAGAGCCGTCTGAGCAGCTGCTGCTTCAGTAGCAATTCTATCCAGTTCAACCTGTGCAGCAGAAACAAGAGTAGTATCTCTTGCTGCTTGAGCTACTGTTTTAGCACTTAAAGCATCATTACGATGATCTTCTGTGTCTCCAGCAACAGCTAAAACCTCAGAAGATAAAATTGTAAGATCAGCTTGAAGAGCAACAACTTCATCTCTAGCTGCAACTGCATCAACAGCAGCTGCGGTAGCTGTTACAGTTGCTGCCTCCACACCTACTAGATGACTAGCTGCTGTAGCGGCACTAGCAGCTGCGTTGGTTCTAGCAGTTTCAGCAAGAACACGTTGTTGGGTAGCAGTGATTACAGCTGCTTGAATAAGTGCATATTGAGTATCTGCTTCTTCCTTAATGAGGATTACAGATGCAGCAATTAAATCTGTGGCATCACGAGCAGCAACAGCTTCTAGTGCATTTAATGCAGCAGCGTCAGCGTACCCACTAGCTGTGTTAGAGTAGTTGAATGCTTGGGTGCGAAAGCCAGCAGCCGCTAGAGCCTCGCTAGAGGCGGCAGCGGCAGCGGCTTGAGCTTCGGCAACACCATCCTGTCCCTCAGGAGAGAGATCGCCTGCATCTCCTTTAAGAGATTCAAGCCATTGAGAGAGAGTTCCTACAAAGCCATCTTGCACAGCGAGTTCGTATGCACTCAAGCCATGGTAAGGGAACCCGAGTAAATCAAGGTCCAGATAACCGAACTGAATAGGTTCAGCATCTACACCAAAGACTAATGGTCCTTGCAGACCAATAGTGGACCTTTCGTCGAGTACGACGCTAAGTTCACCAATTTCTGCAACTTCGAGACTAAGGTCTAGCTCGGTAAGCTGAATATTGATCATTAGTCTTGTGTCGGTCCAGCTTTGATAAGAACACGAAGAGTCTTAGTTCTAATTCTACGTCCTTGATTAGAAGAGAATAGAACATCGAACTCAGCGATACCTAAAGGCCATTCGTCTGTATCGTTGCTGGATAGAATGAACTCTCTTGGCCCAAGCCAAGCTAAAGTCAGATCATCAATCAGGCCTTCTGACGTAAGATTTCCTTCTCTACGAATCTGAGAGAGAGGCTGCCAAGAACTGAAGTAGTTTTCTGCAACACTTTGAGGCAGAGTCATAACTGCTTCAAATGTGGAACCCCGAGCAAACTCAGGGATATTGTCTTGGATTGGAGCGGACATGGTATTAATCCCGATCAGGAAAGCCATATTCACTTAATCTATCAGAAGAAAGAAAAACAGCCCCCTCAAGAGAGGAGGCTGTTTCCTTTAGTCATTCTGACCTGATGTTTATTCCTGAGGAGCAACATCAGCAGTAGCGACATCATCAACCGGAATGGTTTCAACAGTTTCGCTGTTTAGTTCAGACAGGTCCGATTCCGCACTAATAGTTTCGGTAGTGGGTTCAACAAGCTGTTCAGCGAGTTGAGTGCCACGAACGAACTCTTCTTCCGTACAGCCATTAGGCGTCAGGCAGAAGACGTTCTCGACAACAAGATCAGTGAAATCAACTTCTTGGGCGTTGACCATAGAAGCTGCTCCTTGTTGGATCATATCCAGCACAGCAGCAGTGATGTTCAGATTGTTGAGCGACGAGATGGTGTTGAATCGCGTAACCAGTCGGCCTTGATCAATGACCGAGATGGAGGCCATGAAGAAGAATTTGGTAGTTTGATCAGTCATTTTTTCCGTTTTTCAATGCTGTCCATGACATAGTCATAGATGTCTTGGCCTTGATGGCCGTTGGGAATGCTAATCTCTTCCTTCCAACTAGGGTAGAAGATAGAGAGTTCGCCACCGAGTTTTACTTCTTCGTGGAAGATTGTCTCATCTTCTTGCCATTGAACTGCTTTTACAAGATGTTCATTGGTATAAGACAAGACTGCTAGATCATCTTTAATAAGATAATACTGAGCATCGTGGATATGAGCACAAGGTCTAATGTCTAGTCGATGAGAACTATTACGTACTTGGCTCATAAATTCAGAACAAGCTCTGTTATTTAGAAGACACCAAGACTGGCCTAAAGCATTACCCGCAGAACGCCCCTCAGCAGCAGCTGAAGAAGGTGTACGTTTGTTACCAAACACAACCTGTTTAAGCTTAGGTGTACGTAGACGAAGGCCAAAGGCCAAAGTTACATACCCATCTTTAGATGCTTGGATTAACTTATCGTTAACCCAGTCTATAGAGACTTTGTAAAGAGTCTGGAAAGAAGCTTCTAAAGATCTAGCCAACGGTTCATCAAAACCACAGTTGTTCATCAAGGTTGCATAAGTGCCTTGATAGGTAAGTGCAAAGGTTGGAGCTTTAGATTTACCTCTCCATGCAGGATACAAATCTTGAATTGAGTTGATACTTGCAACTGATGTTGGATCAATACCGATCATATGCTCAGTAAAATAAGCATAAGTTCTGAGTGAGTGACCATCATAACCATCTGTGTAGACCTTAATTTTATTAGGGTCTTTGGTGGTTAATGCAGAGATACGATCTTCTAGAGAAGCAAAGTCGAGTCCACAAAAAATCCAACCCGGAGGGGCTTGGAAAATGGACTTAATGATCTTCCCATACTTAGAGCCAGCAGGAAGATTCTGCATATTTGGATCAGAGCTAGATAAGCGACCAGAAATGGTGCCACCTAGCTTGAAGCTACCACAGAGATAATGCCAACCATCTGGGCCAACCTCAGAGTCGAGGATGGCAGGCATGAAAGAGCTAATTACCTTAGAGAGTAGCTTAAACTCCCTGACCTCATTGATAAGAGCAATGATGGTCTGATCACTGGTATGATTTACCAGTTTAGCTAGTGTCTTGGCTCCTGTAGCAGGGCCACCAGATTCAGTGGTGTCTAGAACAGGGAAGTTCAAGAACGAATAGAATAGCTCAGCTAGTTGATCATCTGAGTTAGGATTAAACTTGGCTCTATCTTTAACGTCAGCAAGTGTCCGTTGTTGTTTTTTGAGCCGTGAATTCCATGAAATCAGATAACCATTATCGAGATATTCTTGGAAATCTTTGATAACTGGTGAATCAAAGATATTCTGTTGATGGAGATTAAGAGCATCTCTAAGCTCTTTATCTACTTCTAGAGCACGCACCATATTCACCGGCATTCCGGTGAGTTGCATCTGGATGATGTCTATCTGTGATGGCTTGAAGATTTTCTCATAGAAATCTTCTTGCTTGTCAGCCAACATTATTGGCTTGTTCTTATTCAGAACATACCAAGTAGAGAAAGTATCTACGAGGTTATAAGTAAGAAGCTTATCGAGAGGGATACGAGTGATATCCTTAATCTCTTCAATAGCATAGTTGCCACTATACTCTTGAGAGTTAGGCTTCAAGCCAAGCTTGTTTCCTGCTGTGGAATTGGTTGCCAGATAGGTGATCAACTGGGTGCAATCCCAGTGGGTCAATATGACATCCAGACCATCGAGTAGACCTGCTGTGTCTAGGATGTCATCCATGAACAGAGCAGAAATTAGTACAGACACATCATAAGATATGTTGTGCCAGATAAGCTTACGCCCTTGTTTCTTCATAGCAATGAAGAGAGACTTCAGGGCTGCCCTAACAGCATGGTTTGTTTTTCTACGACCAAACCTAATACCGTTATCTACATCAATCTGCTCGGTACATTCTTCATAGTCTACAGGAAAGGCTACACCTTTGCCTTGCTCCCAAGCAAAAGCTATGGTTCCGATACCTGCACGGTGAACTTTGAGACTGAAAGTCTCAGTGTCAGCCGTTAGATCACAGGTCATCTCATCTCTGAGTTTCCTGATCCATTCGATAATTTCACCACCCTTAGGGTAATGAGCTTCAAGGAAAATGGTGTCACCCGGAGGCACATAAGCACCCTCTGAGTGAGCCTTAACAGCTGCAACAGCCTGTTTGATCTTCCTCTCAACCTGCTCAGGGTCGTAATATTTCATGGCGTAGTTGGGGATAGAGACCACCATGAAGTCGCCATAGGTAGAAGGGAGGACATAGCCCTCCCAACCTTCAGCTTTAGCTTTGCCTGTCAGTTCTTTGAATGTAGCTGTATCGGCTACCAACACATATTGTGTCTGTTGACCAACAAGAACAGGTACAACCTCATCAATGAGATACTGACGCATCTCACTGACAGGTACTTTCTTGTTTTTACCCGGAGCTCTTAAGACTGAAAGACCCATTGTATGCTGGGCGGGTAAACCACCTTCATCACAATAGACTTTGACCATATCTGTCTTGCGAACATCAGGAACCATCACAACGATGGGGGCAGAGCCCGGTTGTTGGCTCGCAAGATAGCTATGTTTCATGACATAAACAGCCTAGCATCAAAGTAACCTTGAATCATTTCCAAATCCTTAAGGATACTGGCATGAACTCTAGGTTCCATAGTGGTGTATCTAAAAGCAGGTTCACGAATCCGCGTGAGATGACCCAAGCCTAGCTTGTTAGCCAGACAGTCTGGTAGGCTGTCACGGATGTCTTGGTCTGTATGCATACCCCTGACAAGCTGCGTCAAGGTCTTTACTGCACGACCACTGTCACGCTGAAGCGTGGTGTAGTCAGAGTAAAGATTTGCAGCTCTTGTTTCATGTTCAGGAAGAACGTTGACTACGTTTAAGGCAACCATACCCCTAACTTGCTTAGGTCGATTTGGGTGAGCCCATGTGGTGTCTCGATAACGAACACCAACATTCATGATGTCATGAATTGGACCACCAGCAAGAGGTTGTAAGTGTAGTGCTAATAGAGAAATAGTAGCTTCTCTTAGGGCTTTTTTATCAGCCTCGAAGATAAAGCCCATTGCTTTATTAACAATGTCATTATCACTACTCATAATTATACCTTTAGAGTATTACACCTCCATACTTTGAAGGTAAATTTCCATAGAGAATGATGCGATGACGAGCACGAGAGATAGCTACATAGAGCATTCTTGCTGTCATTACGGTGAAGTTACAGGAACCAATGTTGTTAAGATCAACTAAGACAAGGTCTTTGGTTGATCCCTGAGACTTGTGCACAGTGCAGGCGTCACGAGGACGGAAGTCTGCAAAGTGATCCTTCAAGTCATAATAAGGTTTCCAGTCTTGAAGCTTAGCTTTGGCTCTATCAGCACAATGTTTCAAAGCTTGCTTATGAAATTCCCGATCAATGATGACAGGAACACTGAAGTCTGGGTGTCCAACAATCCTGACGTACTGGGTAGGAACATCCAGATCAGCAATTTTGAGCCATGAAATGAATGGATCAACATCCAGAATTTCAATCATTTGTTCATTGCGGATACGAAACTTACCCCGCTCAAACAAATCATTAGAAATCATAACTTCTCCTGCCTCGAACAAGTGTCCTTGTCCTCGATAAGAGCGTAAGAAGTTATTGTAATAGTTTACTCTCTGATTAGAGAAAGCAACAATTAGATTGTTTCCATTGGCTTTGCCAAAAATACTCTTTAAAACAGACTCAAGATCACTATCTTCAATATGATCTACCTCACCGGGAGTGAGAGGAATCATAGGCCAGATGTGTTCACTAATGAGACCATCAGCTTCTTGAACTGCACCAGCTACGTTATCTCTGAGTAACTGACAGAGCCCCTGAAGAGCTTTAGAGCCTGAGTTACGAACAGGAATAGTGAGCTCAGAAGTACGTACCTTGAGCTCAGCAATAGGAGACTTGGAAGAGTCTACTGGGTCCAACTGTTTATCGTCTCCGATGAAGACGATCTTACAGTGCTGGGTAGCCATACGAAGCTCATCCAAAAGTTTGGAATCCATCATGTAAGATTCGTCAATAAAGACGAGATACTTTTCATGAATAGTCCAAGTAGCGGTTCTTCTTAGCTCTTGTTTACCTGTACTGTAGTTAGGTTTTACAGTAAGGGAGAGCCAAGAATGCAAAGTCATTACATCAAGGCCAGTGGCATCTTGTAATGCTTGAGCTGCTTTATTGGTTAAGGCAGTGAGAGTGTAGTTGCAGTAATCAGGTTCAAGACCAAGAACTCTACAGTTTTCTTGGTAAGTCTTAAGAGAAGATGTGATTAGACGTTGGACTAACCAAGACTTTCCAGTCCCGCCCGGTCCAATCAGTCTCATTTCCTTTTCGGTGGGATCAAGTAGGAAATCCACGAACTCTTCTTCAGCCTTGACCTGATCAGCATTAGGAGTGGCTGTTGGGTTCATTGGTTCCTCAGATAAAAGGAGTAAGGTCAGGTGGTGTATAGTCTGGTCCCTTAACCCACTTAGCAGTCACAGGAGCCTTCTCCATGACGCCATTAGTGAGTTTGGAGTAGTTGGATCGATTGACCTCATGGAGACCACCTACAGGGTCCATGCCGTGCAAGACAGCAGACAAGGTAGCAGTGACGAGTTGATCACAGATACTGTCGAGGAAGTTGAGACGGTCAGTGATAATCACTAGACCGGGTTCTTTAATTTTCAAATGATCAGCTAGGTCTTTCAAAGCATCTTCTGCATTGTTAAGTAGATACTGAGTGTCTGGGGTACACCCTTTGAGCGTCTCAATCATCTCAGACACTTCTTCAAAATGAACACCCAGTTGAGTTTGCTGATTCTTGGGGCTGATACCATCAGCATAAGCAATTCTACCAAAATCAGCAGTATCAGCTAGGACATTACGCTCTTCGGTTTGAGATAAAACAGCTTGAATACTACAAACGAGATTTTCGTTAACTTCAGCTTTTGCCCTTGCTTCAGGAGTATTCTTAGCTCGATGGTTCTGCGCGTACATAGCAAACTGATCCCGGCAGGTAATCAGCATATCTCGTTGTGTGGTCATTAATTTCTTCTTTGTTGTGAAGTGCGATGATCGCATCCACAACTAGCTGTCTAATAGGATAGTCAACAGAAACTTGTGTACGGACCCACGCAAAGATTTCGGGGGATAAGCTCGACAAAACAAAGTCCATAAAGGCTCTTCGTGTATCGGCAGGTGGTATATCTAGCTGTCTTAATCGTTGAGCAATTGAGCTAGGTGCAACATCATATTTGTATGCAATGGCACCTAGAGACATGCCCATAGCATTATCTAGTAAAACCTCCTTGGTGGGGGCCTTTCTACCGGGATGGTGCTTTGGTTCGTTGGTCACTTGACGAGCCATTCAAAAGAAAAGACCGACCACCCTTACGGATGATCGGTCTATTTCTCAAGCTGTTGTTAGTCTAACAGCTTTTTGAGTTCGGCTTCGACATTGTATTTACCAAGGCCGAGAGCTCCCCAGCTGACCTTTGCCTTGGACTTGAAAGTCCTCAGTTCTAGGGCAACTTGCTTACGATGGTTCCCAGTGAGCTTGCTGTCAGTCAGCTTATCCCACATGGCCCGAGCACGGTCCTGACGGGTTCCGCCAGTAGGCTGAGGAGCAGTCTTGGCCGGTTCGGGCTTCTTAGCTTGGGGCTTAGAAGGGACCGGGGCAGACTTCTTCGGTTCAACCACTGGTGCAGTGATGATCTCTTCGATCTCACTAGCAGTCTCACGAGGCAGTTGAAGAGCCTCATAAGGGATTTTGCACCGCTTCTTGTGAGCTTTAAGCTCAGTTGCAGCAGCACGACGATCAGCATCTGTATTCTTTTTGTCAGACATACGTCCATAAAGTTGAACGGCTACCTGAACACGAACAGAAGCTTTTGGTTCAGCTGCTTTAGCCACAGCTGCGGTAGGCTGAACCTTGAAAGACTTGTCCCTAACTTTCTGCGGAGTTAGGCCAGCCTTATTACCCTGCGACTCATCATCGATAGTTCTGGTGGGTACAACAGGGTTTGTTGGTGCAATCGCCTTACCACCAGCAATTGCTTGAGCTTCTTCCAGAGAAATATCTGTTTTAAGGCTCTTACCATTGATGGTGTAAGTAAGTTTATCACCATTAGCACCACCAATGTTGACAACACCGAGTGGAGCAGGACGAGCTCCTGCAAGGATTTGAGAGACGATATCCATCGTTTCTTTACAATCATCCATTCGTTGTTGCTTGTTAACCAGTTCATGAGCCTTATTAGAAAGGTCTGCAAGAATCAGGTAACTGCACACTCTGGCTTTGCTATCATTTGGGGGAACAGCAATAGCGTGTTCTGGTTGAACCAGAACCAACATAGTACCAGAGCCCTCTGCCGTAGCATGGAATCCGCCCATGTAGTGACGGCTACCAATATGGAGCCCTTGAGAACAAGCATATCGCTTGCTTGGGTCAACCAGCTTTTCATCCATCTGGACGACATCACCGATGCGTTGATGGACTTTACGGGTATGAGGGTCAACATAAACGCCTTTTCCTTGGTGGATAAGACGTTTGTAAGCCATGAATGAACCATCAGGCAAAATCGAAAGATCGATTTTCTTGATGAAATCCATCAACTCTTTAGCTGTATGACCGCGTTTTGCAGACATAGCAGCCAATCGTTTGATAAGATTGTCTGGTCCTTCGGCTGGAGCCTTACCTTCATCACCTGCCTTGTACTGATCAGACAGGTTTTCAACACCAGGAACAACGCCATCAGAAGTAACAGCGATGATGGTCTCATGTTCCGTCATTGGTTCTTCAGAGTGAACCAACTTCACCGGAAGATCAGACGTAGGATCAATGCTGTTTTTTGCAGAACCAAAAAGCTTGGCTGCTACATCACGAACTTTCTTAGCTGCTGCTTCATGTGAAGCTTCAGTAAGAGCTTGCTCGTGTTCTTTGGTATCATGACCAAAGAGCTTCTCAACGTCAGACTTCAATGCCCGGAAGAATCGGATAAGAGGACTGCGTTTCTTATCTGTGAGATATGTGACGCTCATGTTCTCAGTGCCGATTGTAAGATCGACAACATCTTTGCCTAGTTTTTTCTGAGCAAAGAACTGATCAGACATGGTTACCCCACGGGGATCACCTTGTGTGACAGTGAAAACAGAACCGTCAATCTTGTAGAAGGTCAGGATGCCGTTATCGACAACCAGAGCAACTACTTGAATGACTTTATCGGTCATTTTGGTCCTTTCAGTATGGTCTTGAGGATAGAACGAGCTATGGCTCGTTGAGAGGAGGGTTTCCTCGAATAAGCTACATCCAATGCTCGATGAACATCACAGAAATGAGATTCAGAATAAGAACTGAACATTTCATAGTAATGTTGAGCAGGAGTGCAGCATGAAGAGAAGAAGTTTTTCCTCTCATTCATGTATTGGCGTAGTTTTGGGAATACAGTGGAAAAGTCAAAAAGACCTGTGTAAATGGTTTCTTCTTCTTTACTAAGTACAGGAGGAAGTCTGTTGAACAAGTACAAGGTAAGATACTTGTCTTGTTTGGCTCTTCTTAGAAAGAATGATTCTCTATAGAAAAGTTTCTCATAGATATCTTGTCTCCTGAAAAACCATTGAGCTACCTCAAGAATTGCTTCTTCAGCATTTCTTCTACCTTCTTTGATAACTCTTTGAATTTCTGACTTAGTAGAAACACAAACAATATCTGTGCCAATAAACTTAGCTAATTTGAAGAAATCACGATGAGTTCTTAGATTATGCATAAGCTCTTTGGCTCTTGGTAGAATGATATACAGAGGTTCTCCTTTAAACTTAGGGTTTGCCAATATACCCTTAAGTTTTCTCTTAGAGAGTTTGATATCCTCAAAAGACCCTGTAGCTAACAAAAGCTCATTAAGTTTTGGAAGTTCAGCAGCACGAAGCAATGCACGTTCTGCTGCGACTCTTTCACGTTCCTCAAGCTGAGCTTTAGTTGGGTCCATGAGAACAAGAACATCATAACCCCAAGATTCATACTCAGCTTTTAGCTTTTGAATCTCATGAGGTTTAATTGTTGCTTTAACCCGCACACAACGAGCACCAACAATACGAGCATAAGAATGCATAAATATGTTTGTATTGTTAGTAGGATCATCAGAGAATTTTTCTGAAAATCTTTCAATCATGTTTGCTAAAGTAGTGGAAATGATCACTGTTTTAGAGACAAATAAAGTTTCTCTAAGATAATTTATACTATCAAACAAATGTTCTTTTCTAGTAAAAAGATCTTTGAGCTCTTTAACTTCTAAGAAATACCTAGAAGTAGTAGAATTACTATTTATATATCTAAAATCTTCTGACTTAGTTATATAAACATCTACAATATTGGGGTTAAAGTCAGCTTCTGCTCGCCAACGCATGACTTCTTCATAAGCATTTCTGCTTGATTCTTTAATGAAGTTTCTTGAATATGCCCAACGAGAAGAACGTCTTTCATACCAAAGTCGGAGTAATTTATCTTGATGAAGATAAGTATACTTCTTTAAGCTATCTATAAACTTAGTTTTGATAACAGCTTCAATGTCTTCTCTGAAATCTTTACCGCTAATCTTAGCAGTTTCTAGATATGGTGTTTGTTTTTCAAACCATCTTTCCATATTAGTGCAGAGAAGAAAGTTATAACTAGGTGAAAGACCTGGAATTTTCAGATATTTATTGTGGAAAGATCTGAAATGTTTATGAAGTTCCAGTTCATGAGACCACATATCGTGGTTAAAGGAAGATAACTTAGCTACAAAATCTGGGTATTTCTCCGCAGTTAAGTCTGAATGAGTGTCTAAGTTTGTCTCAAGAACAGTGAGAACCTTCTTCATCAGCTCCCGAATGCTTTTTGAAGTACGATCAGTATATTGAAGACTCTCACGAGACAGAGTTGGAATAATACTGTCGGGTTCAGCCAAGAAAAGAATGGGAGCTCCACCCATATTGGTGGTATTGGTGAGATAATTCAGCATCTCCCAAGCATCACTAAACTCTTCTTGTTCTTCAATAGGATAGATTACATCTCCTTGTCGAACATAGAATGGAGACTTCTGGATTACTGTTGCTGGGTGACCATCAGTAAGACGAACAAAACCAAATTGTTTAAGTTCGTTAATTTGAATGTAATTTACTAATATAGGATTGCCGTTAACAATAAGAGGAATACCCAACTCTTCAGAAAAGAGTCTGATGTATCTTTTAATTTCATGACACATCTTTTCAGGAAAAGGCACAGATACCTCTACACCTGAAGGCTCAGTTGAGGGGATCGTCATGATCGGAGTGCAAGTAGGTTTGCCTTCCTTCTTAGGATCAGACTTGACGATAGAATAAGCTGTCATAGTGCCATCGATCCAGTTTCGAGCACTGAAGACATCACAGACAGCCCAAGGAACCTTGGTTCCTACGCCAAAGCCACCAGTAGCAGCCTTATCTTGTCTCTTCGTAGACTTACCAAAGGTCATGTAAGTTTTAGCAAAGATAGCATTCGGAATACCCGTACCGTGATCTCGAACCACCAACAGGTTATCTGTGAGGGTGATATGGATAGGCTTATCAAGACAACCAGCTTTGGCATGACCGTCTCGGGCATTACAGAGAAGCTCACGGACCAAGGCTAGAGCCTTGTTCGAGTAGATGCCGTGAGCAATCATCATCATGAATTCGGCATCAGTAGAGACAGTAACTTCTTCGGCTTGTCCGTTGATACCAACAGCAGCGACTTGAGTTTCTTGGGAAGCGTGAGAAATTTCCATAAGGGTCTTTCCGAATGAGGGAGAATAGTTCGGAAAAACAAAACCCCTCTTCAATTAAGAAGAGGGGTTCTTTGATTAATCGTCTTTGACAGGGGAACGCATAATATCCTCCTTTCAGTTAGTGACGAAGTTCAGTTCTGTAGTTAGACCAACCAGTGAAGTTAGCATAACGTCCTTGAACTGGTGTTGCTTGGTGTTCAAATGGACTCAGATGAAGCTGTTCCAAGAGAGTGTTAGCAAGAGCTAAATCCTTAGGGATATTGATAGCTACATCACCAATAGGTGTATAGCTTAGCCTTGCTGATCTAGCTGCACTAAGCTTTTTAGCTGTTGGCAGATAGAAGTTCATGGCTTCTCTGGGTTTAACCCAAGGAAGATGCCACTC